TATATAAACATGCAAAACTGTTTCCAACCAAAGGAATTTCTTCTTCAATATCATTTTCTACAATATCACTACTTACAACTTCAAAAGGTAAACTTTGTCCTTCAACAACTTTTGAAAAGGAATATTTAGGAATGTCTGTATTGATAGCATTGAATCTATATTGTTCATGTGGAATATTACTCACTGTTGCTTTCTTTGCTGGTTTTCCGAATACTCCATTTGCAGGTAATGCGGTATTTAAAACTTTAATAAATTGTTCGTACCAATTAGAGTTACTAGGATCGTTCCAAGTAATTTGTTGGCCTGATAAATTAAAATTATTTGAATCAACAACATCTTGCGATGTTGATATTGATGTAATTTTAAGAAGTCCTTCTGCGGCTTGGTTACGCTTAGGATTATATGAAAGTAATCTTGCTAGACGTAGTACTGATTCTCTACGCTCTGCAAGTTCTAAAAAGTTTTCACGTGAATTAAGATCAATACGGAATGAAATATTTTGGCCTAAAAACGCAATAAGATCGATTAATGCAAGATATTCGCTAGATTCAATGTAATCATTAAAATCCTCAGGATAGTTAGTCCTTAGGTAATTAATCATAGTTCTGCGTAAGTTGTCGAAGTCGTAACTTTGGAAATCAGCATTACGATAAGATTGATATATACGCTTCCAATCTTCTGCAACTAGCAGTCTATTTTGTCTGTCTGTTGATGACATATCACATTCCTTATTTGTTCATATGTATTTATTTGTTTAAGAAAAGTGCGTATATAATTTATGCTGTAAGTCCTGCATTTTCATCAAAGTCTAATCTAAGTTTTTCTGAAATATTATATGGCAAATATGTTAGTTGCATTTCAATTTGTATACCACTTTCATAACTTGTTACTCTAATATCTTCTGCTTGCACACGTGGATCATAGTTACAAATGGTTGTAACATTAGCCGCTATTGCTTCTTTTAGATCATCTGTAAAAGGTTCAAACAATGCGTCCCAAATAATTGTGCCAAATTTAGGATTGTGAAGTTTTTCACCTTGGCGAATATGGAAATGATTTAATAAATCTTGTTTTATAAGTGCAAGATCGTACAATGTACTAGAAGTATTTTCAGGATTAACTGTAGACAAACCTCTATAAGCCTTGCTGGTTACAACAGGCTTTTGCTTTTGCGTTGGATTTATAGCAATTCTATCATATAGATTTTTTTCTAAAGTACTCATATAACTATTTAACCTATCTTCACTGCCGGTGACCCTACATCCCGAGTGTGGCCGCACGAATCATCGTCGTTTTGTCTGTTGATAGGTATTCCTCCTATTTTTACAAATGTTGTACCATTTGCTGTTGTTGGACTAGCATGTGGTGGCAATCCATGACCTTCTACTGGATCTCCGTCTGTAGCGACAGGTTCTCCTCCTACATTTACAAATGTTTGCTTGGTGCTTTCAATTTTAGCACCGGCATCATTTTTATCACCTTTTCTTTGTATTTGATTTGGCATTATACTGTTGTATCCGATCCTGGTGTTGCTGGTTCTGTGCCATCAATAGGTTTGTCAAACTCTGGTGGTATACTCCAGTTTCTTTTGATTGCTCTTACATATTGACTTTTGCTGTTAAAACTATAATTTGATACTTTTGCATTATTACCTTGATTTCCACCTAAAACTTTTATTACTCCGTTGCTTGTAATTTCTTGAATAAATCCTATATGTCCGCCACTACGTTTTTTTGACTTAAAAATTACAACGTCCCATTTGCGTATTTGCGTTGTATCTCGCCAATCAACTTCACTTCCCCAATTATACCAACCTTGGCTACTCATTGTTTGTAGTGTAGGAATACCTGCTGTATATAATGCCCAACTTACAAAGGCCGCACACCAAGCATATGCCATTGAACTACTATCTCTTGTGTAACTATTTCCGCATACTTTATAACATTCTAATATTCTAGGATTGCCTTTAGCGCCACGTTCTCTCCAATCTTGCGTAAGCACGTTTTTTAACAAAGCATCAAGTTTTTCCCAACCTGGACCTTCTGGTAAAGGACCTGGTTCAATTGTTGTATCTAAATTAGGCATGTTACTTGAATTGACATATCCGCCATTTCCTGCTTGCTGTCCAGGACCTGATCTTGGATAGTCTCCTTCTAAGTCAAACTGCCCGTCTGGAAATCTATTGCTTTCAATTTGTTCATTCCAATCTGAGTTGTCTGCAACTTCTGCTGGATTTACAACCGGTGTAAGTGGTATAATTACTTGTCCCATTAAACTACTGTTCCTGTGCTTGCATTTGGATCTCTGATCCACGCCGGATCATATCTTCCGCTTGTTAATACTTTTGCTTGTAGATATCCTTGGTCTTTAGGATAACCTAATTCATATCCACGTTCGGTGCCTGCGATAGCATATCTAAAGTTACCTAGTGTGCCTCTGCCGAAATCTTTATAACGTTCTTTTAAATATGCCGCTGTAACTTTTACAGATTTTGCAACATCTGTAATCATTATAGTTGGATCGTCAACAATTTCTACACCAAATGGGTTTAATGCTGGATCTTTTAATTCTTCTTTTACAAGTCCTGCAAGTTTGCCATAACGTTGATAGTTTGCTTTACCTGTTAATTGGATCAATCCACGTCCGATATACTTACCGCCATCGCCTGCTCTTGTGTTGCCCATACCTGGACCAATTTTACTTGTGTAACCATATACAAGTTCAAAGAATGTTGTTTTATCTTTTTTAATTTCAGTTAGTTCTCCATCACTTACAGTTCTTGCCGCACTGAATATAGAACGTATACGCTCATTACTTGTTCCACCGTATCCTTTTTCTGTTGACAGTTGAAGTCCTGATTCTGTTTCTGCTGTAGCAATAGCCGCATATACTTGTTCTTCTGTAAATCCTTCAGCAAATAAAGCCGAAGCAAATACTCTTGATATTTCTTGTTTGCTAACTTTTACTGGTTCTGGATCAGCCGGAATATTTGCCGCCGCAATAGGATCAAATCGTAAACTGCCTTCTGGCTCTCCACTTGTGTTAAATGCATTTGGCTGATTACCACTTTCAATTACATAACCTCCAGGTGTTCTATTAAATGTATCTGGTGTTGTAGGTGGATATGTTTCTGGTGGATCAACTCCTGCTCTAGTTTGATCTGGTGTATATTTTAATGGGTCATAATGTTCATGCTCAAACCAAGGCTCGTGTTGAGGTACACGGCTTGCTTTTAAGGCAATTTCTGGCGGAGTAGGATCTACTACAAATGGTGCTGGTGGTATAATAGCCGCTGTAGGATCTGCTGGAGGTATAGGTATAATATTTTGGATATCTATATTGTTACCCATTGAGTAAATTAACATGTCTGTGCCTGAACGTATCGATAATTGATCGTCTGACTGTAATTTCATATTAAAAACACTTTTAAGATCCATTGTGTTGCCAGATTTCATTGTTGTTTTTAAAGCACTTGTTTGATGTATTTGACCTTCTGTGCTTATAAAACTATTACCTAAAGCCTTCATATGATAGTCGCCGTCTGTAGTAATTTTTACTTCGTTATGACCTTCAATACCAATACCAGCAGTACTACCTAATGAAAGTTGATCTCCTGAAGAAATATTTTGTTTTTCGACAGCAATCAACATACCGTTTTGATTTGCATATATTACAACATCTTCAGCACTATTCATGTTTATATCTTTACCACTGTTTAGACTAAACTGTGTTCCTGTAATCATACTTGTACTGTCATGAGAACTTGTTCTAATTTTATTTGCAACTACATTTACATCTTGGCCTGCTGTAAGATTGATATCTCTGTCTGCTGTAAAATTTAAATCTTGTTGTGAGTGTACACTTATACTATCTGCGCCATATATATCTACCTTACCGTTACTAGTCATTTCGATCCAACTAGTACCTCTTGCGTTTGCAATATAAATTAAATCTTCAGAATTATGTAAAAGTATTTGATGACCTGTTCTTGTACGCAAACGTATAAGTTCGTTGTGAGGTCTAGTTACATCTCCGCCTTCTTCTTGTGCTTCAATGTTAGCATATTCCATAGCAGTGTCTTTAGGATGACCTTTTCTTAAAAATTTGTCATCACCGTCGTCCATAACAAAACTAGAACCACCTAATCTACTTTTTGGATAATTTAATTTATTTCCTTTAAATCCTATTTCTGCTTTAGGGGCGCCTTCACGTTTATCTAATGGTCCAGGAGTACTCCATCCAAATACTGCACTAGGCAATTCTCGTCTTGCACTAGAACTTGTAAGTCCTCTAGTTTCATCATCACTTAATCCTGAAACAACGTAACCTTTTAATAAATCTAAGTGTGTTGGTTTTCTATGTGTTGTAGGTTCTGGTGTAGGGTCTGTTGTTGTAAGTTTATTATATTCAACTGCTGGACCTTTTTTATCATAATCTTTTAATAAAGATGTTGAAGCATATCCAGGAGTCATAAAATTCATATACTCGTCTTGAACACAACCTATCCAATAACACTTACTTGTATTTCCTTCTACAAAAATAACAAGAACTCTTGTACCAATGTCTGGTGGAACTGCCCAAAATCCATAACTTTGTTGACTGTTTCTATACCCTTCATTTTTGCTGTTGCCTCCGACAGGCGTTACACCATAAAATGGACTTAGGTACATTGCTTCCATTACTTGTCCTGAACGTTCGGGTTGGTTACCTGAACTTGTTGTCTTTAATAGTTCAACTTGTAGAGTACCCATGTATTTTGTATCTAAGTTGTTTACAACTATTGCCTCAAAAGGACCAGTTTGACTAGTGCTTTTCGGTCGTGATCTGCGAATATCTTCGAACGCCATTTTATGTAGATCCCATATCTTTTAAATTTGTATTCAGTTGTGCTAACTTAGTTGCATTTGATGTTGCTACTGCTTCTAGATTATTTGGAATAGTCATGCTTACTGTAGGTGCTGTGTTTGCTAGTTTTGATAGACTAGGTACATTTCCAACTGTGTCTGTAAGTGTAGTTCCAAATTTTCCTAAAACATCGCTTCCATTTAAATTTACCTGACTTAGTGTTTCAGAAGCAAAGGTTGTGGCGGCATTTTTTAAGTTATTAAATTCTGCTCCAATTTTTCCTAGTTCTGCAATGCCAACTTGTTCTTGTAATGTTTTTAACGATTGACCAATTTTACCAAATGCATCTAATGCAGGTAAGCCTAACGATTGTGCTTGTTGTGATACTAAATCATTCAACCCTTGATAGCCAGGCAATAGTAATTCTATTTGTTTTTTTGCTTCAGATAAATTTTCTGTAGCACCAGTTGTTATTGCCGCTTCAGAAACTTTGCTTGCATACTCAACTGCTTTTTCATTCATTGACTGACTTGCTTTTGTTGTTTCAATAATTGCTCCAAGATTTTGTGTTGTAGGTTGTTCAGTTTGTGCTCTTACTCTAGTCATTTGTAAAACTGTTGTATACTGGTTTTCATTTATTAAATGGTTAACAACATTAACACGATAAAGACCACTAAAAGTATCTACAATGACTAATTCTTCAGGAAATATATAATCTCCTCTGCTTGGATCAAAATCAATTGGAGTTCTAAATAATATGTTTACATGTAGTTCTCCGTTGGCATAGTTTGCATGTCCGTCTTGGGTCATATTGATATACGAAGTTTCTTTAGCATGATAATTTCCGACGCCATTGTCTGAAAGATAAAAAGGATCTCCCATAATAGTCATGTCAACTTTAACCATATCAACTAATGAATTCATAAGTCTATCGTTAAACATTCTTGCAATACCGATTTCGGAATTGTCAAATCCTGAACCGCCAGAATTACCTGTATTTGTGTTTACAACATCTGCTTGTTTAGCCGCGGCTTCTCCTGAAGGTAAAGGTGCTCCTCCTGCGGCATTTGTTACATATTGTTGCTCGGGTCCTCCTGTAGTTTGTGTGCCTGCCGCTCCTGTGGTTTGTGCGGCTGTTGAGGATCCTCTATCTGCTGTTATAGGATAGATAAAACTTTTGTTGTAAGCAATTTGAAAGTCTAATATATCTTTGTTTTTACCTGTGTAGATATAATTGTATTCTTTTGCCGCTTGTGCTTTAAGTTCTGGAATACCTTTACTTGGTGCAGAAGGTGCAATAAACAAACTGTGGTGTACATAGTAAGGTACAATCCTGTAAGTATATACAGAAGGAACTTTACCTGTTTTTGCTATTTCACTATTAGTTGGAACTGTGTACACATCTGTTTCAACTCTATACCATTTGATATAACCAAAAGGATTTTTAATATCTTTCAACTGTTCAGCCAATTCTCTTCCATACATACTTGTTATTAAAACTTCTTCAATTATTTCTTGCAGTCTTGTACCTGCACTAAATTTATAAGTTCTAATTTCTCCGTCAAGTTTCATGTTGGCGCCAGCACGAGCAAAGATAGGATATTTTGCTTGAAACGCTTCAGTTTTCTTTGCTAATTCTTCATTGTCTTTTTTAATCTGTTCATTAGCATCTCGAACACGTATTGATTCATTTGCAAAACTATCTAAAGATCCTGATCCCTTAACATACTTAGGTTCAGGCATAGGTTGTGCTCCACCCTCAAATGGGCTGTCAAGCATTTTTGCCGCTCCTATTTCATTTTGACTAAACGAACTAGAAGCATATTTTTTCATCATTTGATCAAGTCTGCCAGCATTTTTAACATTACCTGACATAGTTGCAAGATATTCATCAAAGTTTTCTGGTACTGGATCTTCGCCACCACCTATACTTTTCCAATACCCTTCTAAGATCCTTGGACTTGTAACTTGTTCATGTGTTGGATCTTGAAAACCATCTTCCGCATTATAATATCCTGGATCCATTGTTGCAGAACTATTTGTTTCTGCATTTGCAGTAGGACTAAAAGTAGATGCTCCTTCTTTTGGAAAAATAATTACAAATTGATCTGCAACTGATACTTGGTCTGCTTCTTGCATTTCCAATAACCTTGCATTCATTATACTTGTAATACTTTTTCCGCCTGTTTGTAATATTTCTCTAACAGTTCTTCCGGTAATTGCTACATCAGTTTTAATTTGCTGTACACTATCACGCAAAGCACGTTCGTTCCATGCAATGGCTTCTACTTGATATATTGAACCTCCTTCATTAACTGAAAATTGTGACGTAGTTAATGAAATGGGAATAAGTCTTCTTGCATATGGTACATCTACTTGTGTACCGTCAACTGTCCAACCTTTAAAATCTAGTTGTAAAGCAAAACATGCGGTAGTATAATCTTGAAATCCTGCTTTTGCCGCGGCAACGCTTAATGCTTGATAAAATAAACCCATGCTATAGGGCTCTTTGACTTCAAAACTAATTTTTGTAACATTACTGTTTGTGCCGTAAGATAAACTTGGTTGCATGTTTGCACCAATATCTAAATTATCAATAAAAAATTCTACATTGCTACCTAATGCAATTTCTACTTGTGTTTTTTTCTTTTTAGAACCTGCACCACCACCACTTTGGCATATAATATTATCTAAACCTGTTTTACGATATGTATTATCAGGATCGCTAATTTGTTTATGACTTAATGCCGCAAGTGTAATAATACAATTCATACTTGCAAAGTTTTCTAATTCGTTTGGCCAAGGTGGTTGCGAAACACCTGGCACCATTTGTCCTGCTTTTGTTGTAAACCCTATTGGTCCTGGTTTTGCTTTTAAATTACTTTTGAATGCTTTTGGATGCATTGATGCAAATAAACTTCCGTCCTTTGCCATATTGCTAAAGCCTTCAACTTGACCTAATACATTTCCTACTCCTTCTACTTTAAATTGATTCAAAGTATTATTAATACCGCCTTGAATGTCTGCGGCAATCTCAGGAATTGCAGAACTGATTTGTTGAAACTTGCTAGTTACTTTATTCGCTAGTGCTTTGAAATTCAATTTATACTCCTAGTACGTTTCTTAGTGTAGGACCTTTTGGTAAAAATATTTGTACACCTGCCTCCATATCAAATACAGGATCTTTTATTGTATCCATATTTCTTTGTGCAAACACCCACCATAATTTACTATTACCATATAAATCATATGCAAGTAAATCTGGTCTATGTGTGTACTGTGTTTCTATTGTATACAAAAAATCATCTGCCTCTGCTGGAACTGGACGTATTTCAAAGTTTCCTAGATAACTATTATCTACGATTGGCGTGTTTGACCACGGACTTGCTTTACTATATGATGCTGGCATTATACAAATCCTCTGTTGCTAATTAAGTTTCCGTTAACAAAATCATTTAAACTAAATTGTTCAACGTGTGTTCTGCTGTAAATTGGTTGTAATGTTACAGCCATTAAACTTTGTGCTGGAACCCATGTTCCTGGAGTTCCGTCTGGCGTGCCTGCTTCTGAGCCAATATTAGTTTTTATGTAGTCTACATCTTGTGGTAAATCTACGTTAAAACTTGTTACTACACAAGGAACATTTTTAAATACATATTCTCCATATCCATTAAATTTTACAATCGGAGGAGGATTACCTGTATCGGCACCATTATCTCCATAAAACATTTTTGTAAGTGTTCTTAAAAAAGTAACTGCCGCTACCCAATATTCTGCATCGTCGTTTGTTTCAATAAAAAAATCACCCGAAACTGTTATAGCGTCCACAGCGGAGTTCTGATAATTGTAAAAAGGATAATTAGTATGTACAGGTTGCATTGAAGAATAAGATGCACTGTGTGAAAATATTACTGACGGAGTAAACGGAAATATCATTCGCTCACCTGATTCTACTAAAGGATTAATTAGAGAAGAATTTAGTTCGCGTATTACTGGAGGAATAGAAATACTTACACGCCAATCATTATCGCCTTGTTTATCAACTACCCTTGCTTCAGATGTTGTCTTAGTAGTAGGAACACCATCTTTAGGTAAGTTAGTTTTACGGGCAAATGATGCAAACTCGTCTGGCGTTGCTGGAAAAGCCTTAAGTTTTGCATATTTTTCCTTTATAGCGTTTTGTGCAACAGATACACCATTATCTATGAAATGATCAATGTGCGGATTTCTTGTATATTGATTTGCCATATTTTTTTTTGCTCCTAATAGTATTATTTAGTTGACTTTTTTATGTACGTAGTTTATAATGTATGTAATACTTTAAAAAACCGGAGACCTAATGAGAAAAGTAAATTACTTAAACAACAAAGATATCTTAAAAGAGATACACAAGTCAAAAAGCACGTTTTGTAGTTACACAGATGACGAATATGCTGATTTTGACATAATTTTACCTGATATAGAAAAAATTAACATACGCACTATTGCAGAAGCAAAGCGAAATAAAGCGAAAAAACAGAGTCAACTAGCATTTGAGACTAGGAAAGCGGCTGGCGAGAAGATAAAGCAAGCAGAATGTGAGGTTGACTATAGAAAAATTACAAAAGAAGAATTAGTTTTTAGAATTATGACATTTGACCACATTCCAGAAGAGCCAGGACGTAAGAAAAATCCTAAAACAGTAGCAGATACAAAAACAAAACTTAATTTTCCTCCATTCCAGCATTATAAGTTTAATGAAGCAGGAGAATTAGTTTGTGTAGGCAAAAGTCATTGGGAAGGCGGTATGGAAAATGGTGGATTTTCAAAAGGACACGGTAAAGCAACTAATAAACTTGCTATGATGTGGATGAAACTGTGCGATAGATACGCAACACGAGGAAATGTACGTGGATACACATATAATGACGAAATGCGTGGACAAGCAATACTCCAATTAGCACAAATTGGCTTACAATTTGACGAATCTAAAAGTCAAAACCCATTTGCATACTATACTGCGGCTGTAACAAACAGTTTTGTTAGAGTAATTAACTTAGAAAAGCGTAATCAGAATATAAGAGACGATATTCTTGAAATGAACAATATGAATCCTAGTTATACCAGACAACATCAAGGCGAATGGGAAGCATCACAGAAAAGACAAGAAGAATTAAACAGTAAAAAATAATCACTTGACATCGTTAGGTTTTTCAAGTATAATATTATTGATTAAGGAGTGATTATAAGTGTTTAAAAAAGCGGCTGTCTTTACTGACATTCATCTTGGCCTAAAAGGCAACAGTAAAGTACATAATGATGATTGTGAACGTTTTGTAGATTGGTATATTGAACAAGCAAAAGCCAATAATTGCGAAACTGGAATATTCTGTGGTGATTGGCACCACAATAGAAATAGTCTAAATCTTACAACAATGGACGCAACAATCCGTTGTATGGAAAAATTAGGAAGGTCCTTTGAAAAGTTTTACTTTTTCGATGGTAATCATGATCTTTATTATAAAGATAAGCGTGATGTAAACTCAACTGCATTTGCTACATACATTCCTGGTATAACTTTTATTGATGAAATATATCAAGAAGAAGATGTTGCACTAGTTCCGTGGCTGGTAGGAGACGAATGGCGTAAAATTAAAGACATAAAAAGCAAATATATGTTTGGTCACTTCGAACTTCCAAGTTTTTATATGAATGCTATGGTACAAATGCCAGATCATGGTGAACTTAAAGCAGAACACTTTCAGCACCAAGAGTATGTGTTTAGCGGTCACTTCCATAAAAGACAAAAACAAGGCAAAATACATTATTTAGGTAATGCGTTTCCTCACAACTATGCAGATGCATGGGATGACTCGAGAGGAATGATGATACTTGATAGAGAAAATGACAAAGAGCCTGAATATCTTAACTGGGACGATTGTCCTAAGTATAGGACAACTACATTAAGTAAACTTCTTGATCCTAATCAAGATATTATTAAAAGTAATATGTACTTGAGAGTTACTATTGATGTTCCAATTAGTTACGAAGAAGCACAATTTATAAAAGAAACATATATTACACAATATAAGTGTAGAGAGATTACACTTATCCCGCAAAAACAAGTCGAGGAAATTAGTACTGACTTAGATATTTCAACGTTTGAAAGTGTCGATGAAATTGTATCAAAAGAAATTACAGCAATTGATTCAGATAACTTCGATAAGAAAATGCTATTGGACATTTATAACGAACTATGATACGAATTAAAGATTTAACCGTAAAAAACTTTATGAGTGTGGGTAACCAAACTCAGGCTGTTGACTTTAACAAAGAACAATTAACACTTGTACTTGGTGAAAATTTAGATCAAGGCGGAGATGATAACGGCTCACGTAACGGCACAGGTAAAACAACAATAATTAACGCATTAAGTTATGCATTATACGGCATGGCGTTAACAAATATCAAACGTAACAACTTAATTAATAAAACTAATAGCAAAGGCATGTTAGTTTCTCTTGATTTTGAAAAAGATGGAGTTGATTATCGAATAGAAAGAGGACGTTCTCCTAATATATTAAAGTTTTACATTAATGATCAAGAACAAGAGCAAGTTGACGAATCACAAGGCGATAGTCGCAAGACCCAAGAAGCAATTAATACTCTATTAGGTATGAGTCACGACATGTTTAAACATGTTGTTGCACTAAACACTTACACAGAGCCGTTTCTTAGTATGCGTCAAAACGATCAACGTGCTATTATCGAACAGTTACTAGGTATTACTATACTTTCTGAAAAAGCAGAAAAACTAAAAGACGGTGTTAGGCAAACCAAAGAAACTATTACACAAGAAACACTTAAAATCGAAGCAATACAAACATCAAATAGTAAAATAGAAGATACTATTTCAAATTTACAAAGTACGCAACGTGCTTGGCTTTCTAAAAAACAACAAGATGCAGATAAACTAATAACTGCAATCGACGAATTAGAACATTTAGACATTGACACTGAACTAACTGCACACGAAAAACTTACATACTGGAACGAACATAACAATGCTATTTTGGCTCTTAGAAAAGAATTAAGCACATTAGAGCCAGCACTACAACGTGCAGACAACACTGTTGAAAAAGTTAATAAAGATATCGTAGAATTAGAAAATGCTAAGTGTTATACATGTGGGCAAGAACTACATGCAGAGAAAAAAGACGAAATTAGCGAACGTAAAAATAAAGAACTTGAAGATGCTATTGCATATCAAACTGAGATAAAAGATAAAATTGCAGGAGTAGAAAAAGGACTACAAGACATTGGTGATATCAACGGCAAACCAACTACATTTTATGAAACTGCAAAAGAAGCATATGAACACAGACAAAATGTTGATAGTTTGAAAACAGCATTAAAGAATAAGCAAGACGAAGTTGATCCATATCAAACACAAATTGATGAATTGAATAACACAGCAATGCAAGAAGTTGATTGGACTGCAATTAATAATTTAACAAGTTTCAAAGACCATCAAGAGTTTTTATTAAAATTACTTACAAACAAAGATTCGTTTATACGTAAGAAGATTATTGATCAAAATTTAGCATACTTAAACAACAGACTTACATATTATTTAGATAAACTTGGATTACCACATCAGGTTGTGTTTCAAAACGACTTGAATGTAGAAATAACACAACTTGGACAAGACTTAGACTTTGATAACTTATCAAGAGGTGAGCGTAATAGACTTATCCTTGGTATGAGTTTTGCATTTAGAGATGTTTGGGAAAGTTTATATCAAAATATTAATTTATTATTCATTGATGAGATGATTGATAGCGGTATGGACACCGCAGGAGTTGAAGGTGCATTGGCTGTACTCAAAAAAATGGGTAGAGAGCGAAGCAAAAATGTATTTTTGATATCTCATAAAGATGAATTGATTGGAAGAGTAAATCATTTAATGAAAGTTGTAAAAGAAAATGGATTTACGTCTTACGAAAACGATATAGAGATAGTAGAATAATGATTTTAGATAAAATCAAAGCACGTGGTGATGAACTTGCTATGTTACAAGGACATGATAGGCTACAGTACTTGGTTGATCTAGCAAGAGAAGTTGAGCCGTTAGAAGATAAAGATAAAATTGAAGAAAATAAGATAAGAGGATGTGCAAGTAATCTATGGGTAACCGGAAAACAAAACAAAGACGGAACTGTAGAATACAAGCACGATGGTGACGCTTGGATAACAAAAGGAACTGCTAAAGTTATTGTTGATTTAGTAAATGGTGAACGCAAAAGCGAAGTAGCCAATCTATCATTAGATAGTTTTAAGCCATTGGGCATCAGAGAATTACTGACAATGCAAAGACAAGTAGGATTTGGTAGTTTAATTGAGAGAATTATAGGTATAGCAAAACATGGATGATACGCACGATCTATTAACAAAAGCATATATGGAGTATTTCAAAGAAAATGAGAATTTTGAAGACCGTGTTTCTTACAGAACACATAGAGCAAGCAGAGCATGTCTGCGAGAGATAAGAAAATTAGCAAAAACCCGCATGGACGAAATCAATCACAAGTTCAAAACCAAGATCGAGACCGAAAAAAAATAGGCCCGGTAAGTAAGTTCATGCAATGGACTTATCAGGGTGAACAAATAGACGAAATACCAGAAGAATACGAAGGATTTGTTTACCTTATAACCAATAAAAGCACTGGGCAGAAGTACATAGGCAAGAAACTAGCAAAATTTAAAACTACAAAACCACCATTAAAAGGCAAAAAAAATAAAAGACGCGGAAAAAAAGAAAGCGACTGGCGTGACTATTGGGGGAGTTCTGATAGATTGCTTGCTGATGTTGCAGAAATAGGCGAACAAAATTTTACTAGAGAAATATTATACCTATGTAAAGGTAGGGGCGAAATGTCCTATATAGAGGCAAGAGAACAATTTGATAGACGAGTCTTAGAAAAAGACGACTACTATAATGGCATTATTAATGTGCGTGTAGGCGGATCAGACAAATTAAAAAAGGCATTGCTAGAACATAGCATTAAGGCAAAACACTCCAACACTTAAGGTTAGCGGGCCAGATTGTAATACCGCTGAGTAAAAGGCATCCGTGAGGAGCACTCGTACACGTTGAGCGGCGTTCGGTAGTAGAGCGTTTGATTGGCGTAGATTGTATGTTGGCAATCAAAACACTGCAAAATACATAAAAACTGTAGCACTCGGAACGAAGCAACAGGTAGCGAAAGCGATGTCGACGTAGGTTGGGAAAGGTCAGAGCCCATTGTATAGCAGATAAAAACCTACTTCCAGTCTTGGCTGTGCGAACTCACATGAAGTTAAGATTAGATGGAACCGTGCGTAGGTTCCGTCTGACTGAAACAATCTACATGAAGCAACTACAATGTTACTTCGTAACATTGCTTTAATTCATATTCATTACTTCTATCACGCAAACGAAGTGTACAGTTAGAGCGTAAGCGAAAACTTATATCTACGGAGTAGATATACTAAATAGTAGTAACAGTTTTAAGGATGTTAAAATGAATGTTCATGATATTATATTAGAAGATAAGCGTTTAGACGAAAAACCCACAAGTAGTATTGGAAATTTCGCCAAAAAAATGGCGAGCAAAGTTACAACTGGTGGTATGAGTGCTAGATTAGGCGGAAGTGCTGAAATGGGCTCTAAAGCAAATCAAATTTATAAAGATCTTGCTAGATGGCAAGGTATTAACAGCAAAACCGATAAAAATATGACCGCACAGGATTTGGCGGCATTTATGAAACAGCATAAATTAAATGCTGGTGGAATAGATTTACCCGATGGTGTATTAGGCAAAAAAACTATTGATGCAGTATTGAAAAAAGCGGCCGCAAATGATTTAACAGGCGGAAACGCGGCAGTTTCTAAAGAACCTGCTCCCGCAGGCAAGGGAGGTGTTCAAGGAGCACTAGGCGCTTTAGCAAAAGGTGCAGGAGTTAAAACTCCAAATGTTAAAAGCACAACAACTTCTACATCTTCATCAGGCGGTGGATCAGGTGGTGGTGACACAACTACAACTACAAATGTAAATGTTCAACAACCAGCCGGTGGACAAGCACAAGGCGGAGCAAGCAAAACAGCAGATCCTAAAGTAACTCCTTTAAAAACTAAAGGTGGTATAACACCAGACGTACAAGCAATGTTAGATAAACTAACGCCAACTGAGAAAAAAGCGTTGGCAGGAGCAATATAATGAAACTGCAAGAAGTAACTTCCTATAACTTAAAGTCAACAACTATACTAAATGAAGGTTGGCAAGACTTAACAGAATCACAAAGATTATATTTAGGCCGTTGGGAAAAAGAACTTTGGCCTTTATTAGAAGAATATGTAAAAGTAGCAGAAGCAACTCTTACTGTTGATCAGATACAAGATATATTTAAAGGTGCAGAAGCACAAGCAAATGCAGATGGTGACAACAGAAACTTATTAGGCAAAGCAGGTGCAGGAGCGGCGGCAGTTGCAAAACTACCTGTAGATATTGCTAAAAAAGTTGATGCTAAAATTAATGAACTTGGCAAGATGGCACAAAATGCAGGCCCTGTTAAAAACATGGATGCAAAGTTTGAAGAACTTAAAAAGAAAATAGGCGACAGCGATTCAAAAATTTCCGCAGGAATAAAAAAAGTAAGTGATTGGGCAAAAGAAAATCCAGGCAAAGCAAGTGTAGCAGTAGGTATCCTTACAGCAGTAGCGGCTTTTGCAGGCGGACCAATGGGTGGTGCGGCCGCAGGTTTAATTTTACGTTCAACAAAAGAATTATTACAAGGTGAAAAACTTTCAGGTGCAATTGGTAAATCAATTAAGACAGCCGCTTATGGTGCTATCGCAGGATGGGCATTGGAAGGAATTGGCGACTGGTTAGAAGGTATGCGTTACGATGCAGTACCTTATGATAAAGCACCAGGACTTACAAGTTTCAAAGTTGGATTTGAAAAGGAACTTTCATTTCCGGGATTCAGCAGTGTAAAAGAACTTGGAAGTATGGCTATTCCAGAAACTAAAGTAGAAGAGTTTACTGCACTTTTAGATACATTGAAAGATGCAACAGCGGCAACAGGTACTACAGAAGATCCAGCGGCACTAGAGGCCTTTAACAAGTTATGGAATTTTGGAAAATCATTTGACACAAAACAGTTTATAGATGATATGAATCTTACAAATGAAATTGCTCAAAATGTTGCGGCATCTAATGATGCATTCCTACAAAATCTTACAGCGGCAAATAGTATTATAGCGGCGGCGGCACAAGGTTCAATGCAGACAGTTGACGGAAAGTCAAAATCAGAACTTGAAGTTGGCGGTAAACCTGTAGAACCAGAGCAAGGCGAATTAGATCTTCAAGGAGGTGGAAACGCAAAGCCAGCAGAATCACTTGACATGGAAGACCGATTTGAACAGTTTCTAGCAGAAGCAGATCCTGCACAAGGAGAACTTCCTTTAGATAATCCAAATTCATTAGGTGCAAAAGCAAAGCGTGGCTTAGGAAACTTAGCAAAAGGCGCATTGGGTGCAGTTAAAGGTGCGGCAGGCAAAGTAAAAGCAGGCGCAAAAGAATTAGGCAGTGTAGTAACTGCAAAAAAACTTAATAAAGCATGGAAAGATGCAGGCGAACCTACAGATTCAGCAAGTATTATGAATATACTAGGCGATGCCGGACTATCAAATGATCAGATTGCAACTATTGGCCAAACAGCAAAAGTTGATCTAAAGCCAAGTGCTAAATCAGATGCAACTGCTCCAGCAAGCACTCCAGCAAGTGGTGCTTCAACTGATACAACTACTTCAACTGATACAACTACTTCATCAGGTGGTGGCGACGGTGGTGGCTCTAGCAGTACATCAACAGATACTACAACTACAACTTCAACAGATGCTCCAGCAGGCGATGCACCAAAACCGAGTGCAGTTGCTAAAGGCGATATTATGAAAGCCAATGATGGCAAAGAGTACAAATGGATGGGTGCGTTGTGGGTAGATGTTGCTACTAATAAACCAATTGGTATTATTCCATCAATGAAACAAGGGTTGCCTAATCCTAAATTAGATCCAATTATTGCGGCGGCCAAGAAAGATCCTGAAATGGCAAAAGCAATTAAAAATCAAGTAATGTCAAAAGGTATTGATGCAGGAACAGCAGGTGCTCAAAAAGCGGCACAAGCAGGAGTCAAAGGTACAGAAAAACTTGATGCAAAAGGTATTGGTGCTTAAAAAAACGGCATCTGTGTTTTCTTAGCAGTTTCTAAATTTTCTTTAATTAAATCGGCGATTAGTTTTCTATCTTCAGGACCCATTTGAAATGCTTCGTCCATTGTCATGCTACCACGCATGTACCACATAAGTTTAAAAATTTCAGATTTAAACTGTTTGGATTGGCCTTCTAAGTTATTCACCTCTTCTAGGATCTGTTCAATCGGCCAACTGACGATCCTTAGGCGAAAAAATTTGATTGATCAAAAACAATTGGAACTTCAAATG